GCTAGAAACACTATCTGACATGTAAATTGTCATAATGTCAGAGAAGTTAAGTTTATCGTTTTGCAGACCAGCCTGAGCCAGAGTTTTAAGTGCAGTCATTAGTTCTGTATCGCTTGAAGCATTAGAGACTACTACACCGTATTCTGCAGAGGCAAAAGACTCTCCATCCAAGTCTAATACCACAGTAGTCATATCGTCCAGTATATATTGGCGCTTCTCCTTAGAATGCCTCCATGCATACTTAGCCGTCTCCAGAAGAGCCTCAAGTACCCTAACCTTAGTAAGGTCGTGAATGAAGAACCATTTCTCAGTAATGTGAGAGCTCTGTGTTACAGCCCTTTCAGTATTACCAACAAGTTCTCTTTGTTCTATCTGACCCTGGCGTTGTGGAGAAACTCCTGAAATTTCATCAACATGTTGCTTAATTACTTGCAGCATGCCTATGTTAGATTGAATATAGTTACCTAATTCTAAATCCATTGATGTAGGAACCTGGTTAACTGTACCGGCCATTGTCCCTTTAGACGACTCCTTAAACCCATCAACCACAGCTACTCCCATTGTATTGAAGTAGTACATCCAGGTATCCATATCCCAAGTGTCTGGGATTAGGTGTAGAGGTAAGAACCCGATCTTACCTTTATTCTTAGTAATTGCTAGTTCTGTATTGTACATCAAAGCGTTGTACAGGTACTGGTAGGGTTTCAGGTAGCTCATCATCGACATTGCCACACTAGAGTTAATATTATATAATGACCCAACAAATGGACACAGGCTCTTAGAAGGATTGGATATATTTGTACCTAGCCTTGGTAAAGGCTGCATCTTGACGAAAATATCCTGTCCAATACGAGTACCTTCCCACCACTCATTAACCCATTCCCACTTAACCTCTTCTCCAGCTTCTTTGTCAATTGGGTGATTCTCGTCAACCCATTCTACCTGTTGGTCACCATCCTCATCATAATATGTGAGTTTACCAACCTTCCTGCGTGATCTCCAAACCACCTGGGTAACTCTGATGTTCCCTTTAGTATCATATGCACCACCAAAAGCATTCAATAGCCCCATCGAAGGTACCACAATAGTATCTCCAAAAGCTTCATACATGTAGTTCTCTGGAATTTTGATATTCCGATTGGTAGGATAATTGACAATACTAGCAGCTTTATTAATCTTATTACCGTCCTCTATGCTGGTAATATCATCACCAGTTAAGAATTCATAATAATCATCAATAACCTGACCAATACCGTGAAAACCGTCCTTAATAATAATATCAGAATCTTCAATGAAGATTGAATCACCCGACCTTATCGAAATAAGGTTAAGTGGGTTTTCCTTGGTTACGGTAGGCTCGCCACTGATAATCTGTACCGAGTAAATCTCCTCACCACTAATAAGCGCATCCTCAAATCCACGATTAAATTTATGTTGTAGCGCTTCAGTCTTCCATAACACTGACAAGATCTGAGTAGACATCCTTTCCCTCAAGTCTTGAGCTTCATAGAGCCTCCAATCATTAAGCTTCTTAAGTTCTTCCTGAGCATTCTGCTCATCAAAACTATCAGCCATAATCTTATCAGACATAAATCTCAAATACTTATCTTTAATAAGTCTCTCCTTATCAGTAATAGCGTCATCGTTTTTGACAACAACACGATAATCAAATCTGCGTTTTAGTTCCTCACCAACAAGTAAATCCATCTTAGGCTTACTAAGAGCATAGTTGCGCATCTCCACAGGGAAGTCGGCCCCTTTAATTTTCCAGGGATTAACTATCCTCTCCACATCTTGTGGATCTAAGATATTATTAGCTAAATTGTAGTTTACCTGCTTCTCATAAAACGTTGCACGTAATCCTTGGTTGTCGGTGTAGTTAACCAGCTCTACGCCTGCTTCGACACACTCCTTCGCCCACTTATCCCCTTTTTGTCTAAGTGTCTTCTTTTGCGATGGAAATAAACTTATTGATGCCATAATTTTTAAATTCTGATACAAAGATAGTACATTATCGTCCTAAAACCAAATTTTTTTCACAGTTTTTTTATTGGTACCCTCATGTCCCTAGCTCTAAACTGCTCATTACCAGGAGAATGTCTCTTAAAAAAAGGATCGTTTAATATGCTTTTTTGTACTGAATCTTGCCTAACTTTGACCACCATGAGGTCCTCCCGGTAGATCATAAGCATCCCAAGACTAGAAATATCATCGAAATTATCATGTTGGTTATAAGAAATAATTTCCCTCAACAAACCAAGACTTCTTATCTTATCCATATTAACTATTTCAGAACCTTCATCCTCTCCATAAGCCCTACTATCCATCCAGGTTTGTGCTAACTCTCTACCCCAAGCATTAACAATCTCATGCGGAGCAGTCCCTTTCGCATTATTACCTGCTGTATTAGCTTTACTAATCCCCTTCTCCTTCAGAATCTTAGGTTCATCACAAAGCAGGTGCAGACAATGTTTATTATAAAAATAACCATAAATACCTTTATTAGACCTCTCATAATTTGCCGTAGCGGAATAGTACTTCAACATTCTCCTACAGGTTTCGTAGAATTGGTTAGCTGTTGGCCTTCCCTTGAAGTGAGCTACTATCCTATCTGTTAGTCTGTCAAGTATTTGTATTGATCCCAGAGAATCTGTCGTTGACTCGTCAGCATCGTAACTGTCGATCCCTGCTATGTAACGTAATGGAAATACCCTATCATCACCACCCCTAACTGGGTGCTCATAAATCTCAATACAACCCTCAACGTAGTTCCAGTCCTTAATAGGATATTCCCTCAATGGAATACCAGTCGGGTCATACTCATATGTTACAACACCAGACTCAGGCTCAACAGTAAGTTTACTAATGTAAATTGAGTCTAAGTAAGTACTTCTATTAGTAAGAATAGTATTTAGTCTCATCTGTGCCCTGAGGCCGTCAAACGGAGAAGAGCTAATTCTTAAGAAGGCTTCCCTGGGCGAATTATGTGTCCAAATCCCATTAGCTCCGTAATAACCACACTCGGTAGTTAAGTTGTACGTTAAATCGTTTCTTGTAAATTTAATAGACTTAATAACATCGAACGACCTATCAATGCGTAATTTTGTTTGATAAGAAGCGTACTTATCTAATACCTCATTCTTTCTTTTAGATGTAAACCTAATTTCTTCAGCAAAAGTATTTACATAAAAAGCGTCAATAAACAAGGACCTTTGTAAAAAAGTGCGTCCTTCCCTATTAGTTTTGTTAGAAACTTTATTTGTAGTGTAAACCCCAAACCCAGAGAGGAGGAGGGATACTCTTTCTAGAAAACGTTCGTGTTTAGAAGCAATCCCTATCCTTTTAACACTGTTATAAATACCTCCGTCAGAGTCAAATACTCCGTTCAAAAATGCTGCAACTACTGACTTTGGACTGGCCATTATGTAATATGGGACATCTACGTCTCTTTTCAACCGTTCTTGCGTCTGACTATAATACACGAGATTTAATCCCATCATAAAGAACCGTAAACTTTTAGAGGTAATTCTTATTCTAACACCCCCATCTTTTTTCCCCATAATTTCGGGCTTAGCTGTCTTACCAAAGAATCTATCTGTTAACTTAAGATACTTATTAATACTCTCCTTATCTCTTTTATCAAACGACATCCCAAGTTCATATTGAAAATGCTTACCTGAAAAATGACCATCTCCCATATACAGACCTATAAACCAGGCCAGCTCTTCATCAATAATAATATCTGATGACATAATTGGAAGATCAGTACCAACCCTAACCGTCTGATATTCTTTCCCAAAAGAATAAGGAAAAAGTTTAACTTTATCTCCGGCCCTAAACTTAGACAATTCTTTATATTCATTACCGTTATAAATATGATGGTTTAAAGTACACTCCAACCTTCTATTATTTTCAGTAACAACTTCGTACAAATCTGCATACCCATTCTCTATTTTGTCTCTAATAGTTGATATCTCCTTAGTACCTTTCTCATAACTAACAAGAGTATGAGCACTAACACACTTTGGCTGTTGGGTAATAAACCTGCGGTAAGCTACCCTGGAGCCTCTCTCACGAAGCTTACGCTTGGCATCTAATGAGTCTTCTGTTAACTGTCGGTAAGAATTACCTTGGGCGTCAACAAGCAGGTGCTTACTCTTGTGAACTCCAGGCAAATACCACAAATCATCAATAAACCAACCACAATCCCCAGTTGCATTCTCATCGTAAATATTCTCGTAAGTCTTTAGTCCATAAGGACTTGGGTCATAAAATAGCTCTTCTAAGTCCTTACCACCAGCTTCCACATTACCCCCAGTACCCCAGATCAGTGGTACACCGGTCATAATATCACCATCACGAAACGTTGGCTCTGCAATAGTGTAAGCATCCAACAGGCCTTTAAACTTACCTGCCTCCTCGAAACACATACAGTCAATACTATCACCAATAGTCTTAAAGGGGTCGTCTTTAAAAGACTTAGCCTGAACCTCAGACATAAATCCATCTTCAGCTTCGACTCCTAATTCATTTGTGTAAACAAAAGACGCTCTAAAGTGGTCTCTTCGGTTTATCTTCTGGCGGCGCTTCGCCCAGTCAGTATTCTTATTAATATGGTTTAGTCCAAAGTGTGTACCGTTAAGAAGTGTCCCATAATGAACAGCCTCGTAGGAAGCTATGACGGTGTGTGACGTAGGAATAAAATTGAAGTTGTAGTTGATAATCCCGCCACTATTAAAAAAGGTAAGTCCCTTACGCCTGGATTTAGCAATAGCTATTCCTTGTAACGACTTACCTCTGTGAGGGCCCTCAGCAAAACACTCCTCAAGTTCCAATCCTAAGTAATACTGGTGGTCTAAGAATCTGGGGAAGGTAATAATCTTCTTAGCACCCTCCTTCTCTAACCCAGTAATTAGGTCGATAGGTCGTGCTCTTATTAAAGTAAAATTAAGGAAGAAATAGTGTCTACCAGAAATCCTTACACCACCAACAGAATACCCCTCTCTACACCTCCTCTCTTGCTCATCCCAATACTCAGTCCAATCCTTACTACCATAAGGAGCACTTGTATAATATCCATAACGTAAAAAATGTCTAGCCTCCTCGCTAAATACTGTTGAGTTAATAAACTTTAAGTATGTATGATTAGTATTTCTAATGGGATTTGGTGTACCTTCTGGCCACCTCTCCGCTACAATAGGTTCTTTACGCCGTCTTCCCATACTATCTTTCTATCCTAAATATCTTCCTAAGGATAACCTCTTTCTTATTACCAATAATACCATTGTTCCTAAGCAGGTTTTCCAACTTAATGTAGTATTCCTTAATAGATCCCCTACTAAGTAGTTCCTTAATAAGGTCTTCGTTTGTAGCTTTTTTAATATTCATTCTAATTGGTCTTCTTAGGTACTTCTCTCAGAGCCAACTTACCTTTTCCCCTAATATTAATATCCTCACTAATCTCCTTTTCCACCATTTCCTCTAGAGTTTTAAGCCCTTTGATAAGCCCACCTAATTTAGAAACATTGTTAATAAGAGTCTCAGTAAACCTACCTGTTTTATCAGTAGTTACATCAACAGTTCTGAAATACTTACGTATCTTGTGTAAGGCTACCCTGGCATCCTGTAGGACACCCATTGAAGCAGTTTGTTGTAACTCATTGTACTTCTTAATGGCGGTCTCAATCCTATCATCGGGTTTCCAACTCTTCTTACTAATAACATCCTTCTTCACCCTCTCTCCCCTAATTTCTGGGTCATATTGTCTGTAAACAGACTGATAATCAGCCATATAATACACATAAGCAAACTCTTCTACTGCCTTGGCCTTAGTTCTGGTGGAATCATCTTCCCAAATATCTTTAAACTCTTTAATAAGAAGAGCCTCAGGAGTAGCTATTACCCTGTTATGATCCACTGTAAATAAATTCATTTTACTAAATCGTTGTCGAAACTGTCTACCTTCTCCCCATTAAATATCGACTTCTCTGGAGACATGTAGGTTGAACGTCTCTTTGAGAAGGCCTTCTCCTCGACTACTACATCTGCTAGTAACCCCTTACACTGATCCACCGTCTTGTTAATTTTATCCTGCCACTCAATTTTAACCTTAAGTGGTTGTAAATGAATGGTCTTCTGTATTTCCATGCAGGTAATAATGTGTTCAAAGAATTTTGTGTCTACGCAAATCATGCCGTCTCCAATTTAGTATATTCCTTCCTCTTCCTGGACTTTTCCTTCATAGTGCGTATATATTTTTTCCTTCCAGGAGTAATAACAAACTTACCTAATCCTGAGATTAAGAAGGTTGGGTAATATTCAGCATCAGTGTCTAACTCATTCATTACTCTGTATCGAAGAAATCTGAATGGTGACCTCACAATATCATTAACCGTAGCGGTAGAAATATCATACTTCTCTGCTAAAGTCTTCATAAACTCATGTGTAGTCTTACGATGCATCACCTGTAGCATTAGACAAAATAATTCTAATCACTACTTCGTCGCTTTTCCTGGTTAAGGGCGTTACTTGAATGTGATAATCAATCTCAGGGTGCTTTTCTGTCCACTCTTTCAGCCTTTTCGTGATAATGTGGAAAAGGGAGATTCCAGCCTCAGTTGTTGTCTTGTAATTAACTTCCTTCTTCATGTTTCGGTAAATCGTTAAACTCTGGTTTATTTTTCAACATGTAGGCAATAAACATTGCGTTACACTGTAAATGTCCTATGTGTGGCTCCCCAGACTCAGGGTCATCCATTTCGCCCCTTAGAAGGGCTGTAAGGTGCCTTAAAAGGGAATCTGTCAGCTCAGTAATAGGTGAACCACGCTTCCAGTTGTCTTCACCAGAAGTGAAGAGTTTAGGCACACTTTCGTTTGTTATCGAAACGTTGTAAATAAATAACTGCTTCAACAATATTGTCAATATTTTCCTGTAACAATCCAATTCCCTGGTTGCATTTACCACAAAGTATTCCTCTGAATAACCCAGTTTTATGGTCGTGATCAATGTGTAGCCTTTCTTTGCTTCCACATATTTCACAGCCTTTTTCACATTCTTCTGTGTAAAAACTTTCGGTGATTCCATATCTAGAAAGCCTTCTAAGAAAGTCTGTCCTTTTACGCCTTTCAACATACTCTGGATCTTCATTTCTTTTCTTACTTCTTTCGCTTTCTTTTTGCCTGAAATCAGCACTTGATCTGTACTTTTCCTGGTAATGTTTAACTTTCTTAGCAACTTCTGGAGAAAGTTTAATTCTTTGTCCTTCGTAACAGGCTCCACACATTCCTTTGGATTTAATAAATCTAATCTTTCCACACTTCCCACATTTGACTTTTGGTCTACCTTGTTTAGTGTAGCAAGCATTACACATCTGCTTAGCGACAATTCTTCCGTACTTATCACACACGGAACACGTACCTGTTTTTGGCATATTTCGTTAAATGTTTCTAGGTTAATATCATAATATTTAGAATATTTTGTGGCCCCATGCATCATCACCCGAACCATCGGTTCCAAGGATTCAAAATCCAGGAGATGCCATTGTAGTTTGTCTGAGTTGTACCTATCGGCTCGATCCATTAGAACAAATCTATTCCTAAACGATGTAGAATACCATAATTTTCCTTACCGCCTAACGCCATAACTTGCGCATTTCTCAAAACCTTCTTACGTTGTATTGGATGATGATTTTTATTAATATACTGAGATAGTGCAAAAGCAGATCTATAGAAGTCTTTGGGTTCTATTCCAAACCAATGTTTTATGTGGTGATTCCAGAAACTACTATTAGTACACTGACTTTTATTTCTCATCCACTTTACTTTATAGCCAAGGTTACTACCATGACCACTCTGGATGAAAGAGTTTTTTAACTTTTTCTTTAATGAAAATGGTCGAACTATCTGGGGCATTGTTACTTCCTTAGTATCCTCAAGCTGCACAAACTCACTTCCAAGAGGGACACTAATTGGTTCTGCGTAACTAATCATATCTCTTCGTTGTTGTAGTAAATAAAATCAACAATAGAAACATCACAACTACCACTAATTAATTGTGGTGGATTGACCGGAACCCCTACATGATTAGTAGAGCTGTAAAATAAGAGCCCTAGCTGTCTCATGTAGAGAACCAAATCAGACATATCCATACCGGTTGGTACAGACGCTACATCATAAGAAATAATACTATCACTCATAAAACTCAAAATTAAACTTCTGTAAATATTTAATCACATATTTAGGATTAATCTCATTATCAACTAAAATATTGGTCTTCCTAAGTTTAGTTAGGACGTTCCTAAACAGAGCAGGTGAAATATCCAAGTCTTTCACCACCCTGTCCCTATTCTTAGCATACAATAAAACCTCCGTACCCTCATTATGGATTTTTAATAATTCTCCAAACACCTGAAGCTCTCTCCTCTTCAGTTTATCAAAGGGTGGTAGAGAACTAAGCAGGTGTAGTGCCTGGTGAAAATAGATGTCTGTGTTAGTCTTGTACTTCATTACTTGGCATCTTCTAATAGGCACCACTCTGGGAAAGTTTCGTCCCTAATATGTTTCCACTCAATCATTCTCCCAGCTGGATGATTAGCACAGTAGTATTCTACATACTTAGCTCCATCTTCCTTAACCATTGTTACTGGAGAAGGGGAACAGTTTGTACATTTATCAATGTACCACCTCTTAACCTTTCTAGCAGCAACATTCTCTTTATTTTCCATAACCTAAGATGTTTGGGCATTTTTAACTACCTCAATCTTTGGGGTATCTGTAGTAGTAGCTTCAGAATTAGCGGCGTCTTGCGCCTCCTTCATCTTCTGATTAAGGTCTATGACCTGTGTATTTAACCTGTGCTTATCAAGGGACAACTTAAGGTTCTCAACTTCCACCTCCAAAACTTCGTTCTGCTTTTTCATGTGGTTGATGTAACCCTTACGTTGTCTCTCAGCCTCTTGGGCTTCTTTTAAGGTGGGCTGCTTTTGCTCCTCCTGGATTGGTGCAGACTCTTCTGGTGCTGCTTTAACTTCATCACTCATAATACTTAACTCGCTTTAAAAATATGAATACTCCAACTTTCAAGTACAAAGATACGAATCTGAAATAGACTTGTCAAGTTTTTTGACAACTATTTTTAGTAAAAAATACTAACTACCTGGAAATCAGGGAGAATAATTTTATAAGTTACAAACAAAAAAGGCCCCCCTGTGCGGAGAGCCTTAATTATGAAGCCTTAACTAACTTAGAATAGTCCACCCTGTAAATAACGAAGTGGGATGAGAAGTCTATTTTGGGGAGAGATCCGACCTTATTCAAAAGCCCATTCAATCTGCTGGTATCAGAATATCCGACCGGATAAAGTACCCTGGCCTCCTCCTCCTCAATCTCAGCCCAGATATATTTCTTGTGAGCATCTGATTTCGGATAAACTTTGTAAGTAATGGCATCGTTAACCCTAATTAATCCTTCTGTCATGTCGCCTTATTAAAATACAAAGATAATACATTTTGAGTTAAAAGTCAAGTAAAAATACGTCATTTTGGAAGTTATTTTTCAAGTGTAAACAGAAAACAAAAGCCCAGGGGGTAAACTGGGCTAAGGTCCACCAGACAATGCCTGGCTTTATGTGAAGGTCCTCACATCTATCTTAATAATATTATGTTGTTATGAGCTATTTCTTAAAAGACACTATTATGCCCCCCAAAACGCATGGTCTGCGAAATGTTGCTCTTCATTACCAAACTTCACCCTGGTGTACGCTAGGCGTGTTACCGCTGTGCACCGACGTGAGAGCCTTCAATGTGTTTTAAACTCACCCCAGGGCTTATATTAGCAACCTTTTTGTAAGTACCGGAGAAAACCTCACTGTTATTTACAGCTACTAATCCGATGTCTAGTCCACTTAGTGGTTACCCCATATGGACGGTGTCAAAATTCCATTGACCTTACGAGTACAAAGATAATACATTATTCTCCTATTTCCAAATAAAAATGCAATTATTTTTTGCAGTTTTTACAAATCGCCTGAGTATCAGGGAGAATAATTTTCAATAAAGCGCTTAAGTATCACTAATTAAGAATCATTCTAAGAAAAATCATTTGCGAAACACTACATAAAGTGTTAAGAACTGTGAATAAAAAATTATTTTTTAAA